AGATATGGCTTGACTGTTACCATGGTGAACCCTACTGGCTAAGCAATCAAAACGACGCTGACAATTCTCAATCTTTGAATTTATGTGCGGCTATATCAAGCGAGCTTGCAAGGCTTGTAACAATGGAGCTTGAAACTAGGGTTGACGATGAAAATATTGATTTGATTTATCAAAAATTCATAAAGCGTATTAGAAGATTTACTGAATATGGATTAGCCCTAGGCGGGATTATTGTAAAACCATATATAGAAAATATAGGTAAGAAAAAGATAGACATAGATATTGCTCCAGTTAATAAATTTATTATTTTAGGATTTACAAGTTTTGGAGATATCAATCATATTGTTTTTATCGATAGGATCAAGAGGAAAGATAAGAAAGACAAAGACATATTCTTTACAAGGCTAGAGGAACATAAAATAGGTGATGAGTATCTAATAACAAATACAGCCTATATGTCAGATTCCCAAGATAGCCTAGGAGATAAAGTAAGCTTATCAATTGTAGATAAATGGGCTGATATGGCAGAAAAAATGGTTGTTGATTCAGAAAGGCCATTATTCGCTTACTTTAAAAACCCACAAGCTAATAACCTTGATTTGGAGTCAGACGAAGGCATAAGTTGCTTTGCAAGGTCTTTATCCTTAATCCAAGACGCTGATGAGCAATACCAAAGAATTCACTGGGAATTTAAGGGCAGTGAACTTGCAATCGACGCAGATATAACAACTGTAAAAGCTAATGGAGAATTGCCAAAAGGTAAAGAAAGATTATTCAGAAACCTTGGTATGGATATGGGCGACGGAGGCAGAGACTTCTATGAAGTGTTTAGCCCTGAAATCAGAGATACACCATTATTCCATGGTCTAGATGAAATATTAAGAAAAATTGAATTCCATTGCGGATTGGCCTATGGGACTTTGTCTCATATGAGCGAAACAACTAAAACTGCTTCTGAAATCATAACAAGCCAGCAAAGGTCCTATTCTACAGTTAAGGACATACAAACAGAACTTGCAGACTGCCTTGAAGAGTTTGTAGAGATATTAAAGTATTGGTATAAGGAGCTGGGTATTCCTTATAATGAAAATTGCCAAGTATCCTTTGACTTTGATGATAGTCTTGTAGTGGACTCTGAAACCGAACAAAAGATAAGGCTACAGGAAGTGGCAGCAGGTATTCTAAAACCAGAAGCTTATCTAAAATGGAGATACGGCGTAACCGATGAGGAGCTAAAAGAAATACAGGCAGGAGTGTCAGAAGACAGAAGCGACGTAGCTGAGGAAGAATAATGTTAAGTCCAGAGTACATGGAAAGGGTAACCGACCACCTTATAGAATTATATCAAGGCTTGGAAGATGATATCCTTGAAGATATAGCGGAAAGGATAAAAAAGAATGGTTACTTAACGGCCACAGCGGAAAGACAAGCCGAAGTATTAATTGAGAGTGGCTATACAACTGAGGAAATAGAAAGTCTTTTGAAACCTCATTTGGAGAATATCGACGAAGAAATAAGCCAAATAATAAATAAATCAGGCCTTAAACATTACGAAGATGAGGCCAAGGCTTATAGGGCTGTAAATAAAAATTTGATAGATCTAACCCAAAATAAACACGCAGAGAAAACAATAAATAATGCGGTTGATAGGTTGATTAAAGGAAATGCAAATATAACTCAATCATTAGGAGTTGTCTGTAATGGTGAGAATGTAAAATTAAATAAATTCTATAAAGACAAGCTTAACCAAGCAGCTTTTAAGGTTGCTAGCGGAGCTTTCTCAGGTCAGCAAGTAGTAAGAAGCCTAGTAAATGATTTATCGGATTCAGGTATAAGAGTTATAAACTACCAACAATCAGGAAGAAATTATACGGTTGAATCGGCGGCTAAAATGCTTGTAAGGACTACACTTAATCAAATGACTGGGGAAATATCTTTCCTTAACGCAAAGGATATGGAACAGGATTTGATGGAGATATCAGCCCACGCTGGAGCAAGACCATCTCACGCAGAGTGGCAAGGACAAATTGTTTCTTTATCAGGTGATAACACTAAATATCTAAGTCTTGATGATATAGGCTACGGAGATGTAACGGGATTTATGGGTGCAAATTGTAAGCACAACTGGTATCCATTCTTTGAGGGAATATCAGAAAGAGCATGGACTAAAGAAATGCTAGAAGATATAGATCCCGAGCCTTTCGAGTTTGAAGATAAGGAATACACCTATTACGAGGCAACCCAAAAACAAAGGCAAATAGAAAGAACTATCAGGAAGTACAAGCATAGAGTTATGATGTATGACAAGGTAGGAGATGACGAAAGCAAGCTTGTTGCACAGGTAAGATTACAAAGGCAAAGACAGCTATATAAAGACTTTAACAAGGCTGGAAAGCTCCGCCCTACTAGTGTAAATACCAATGTTTACGGGTATAGTAAGAGTAAAGCGAGTAAGGAAGTTTGGGCGAATAGAAAAGCACAAAAGAAAGCAAATGAGCTTTATAATTTAGGTTCTGATAAGCTTAACTTAGATATATATTTAAAAGATGAAAAGCTAAGAAAAGCAATCAGAAATGATTACAACCTTACTATAAATCCAGGAAGACAAGACAAGCATATTCAAGGTACAAATAATTATAATCAAGAATTAAAACAAGGTAGACACAAAAGTTATTTACTAGAAGGTGTAGATCCACAAGAATTAGTTGATAAGTATGCCGGAACAGGTGAACTAAGAAGAGTTGATGGTGTAGGAAAATGGGTTCATAAAGAATTCATTGAAGCAGAAGAAGATATAGGATATTGGATAAATAATAAAAATGGTGATGAAGTAATTACAAACAGATTTTCAATATCTTATAGCAAGGAAAAAGGAGTTCACATTGTGCCAGCAAAACCAAAAGATTATAGGAGATGAGTATATGTCATTAATAGACGATATGTATAACTCAGAAGGTAAACATATAAGAGTATTTTATAAGGACGGAACAGTAAAAGAATTGTATTGTGAAGAATATGTACAAGCCGAAGATGAATGGGACGAACCAATGCTTTTTTATGGGGGTAATGGTGCGATTCTACAATCACAAATTGACAAAATAGAAATATTAGACTAAGCACAATAGCGATTGTTAGATGTGCTTTTTAATTACAGAAAAATGAAATTAACAATAAAATATTATCCAAAACTACCAAAAAGAAAGTGGTTATTAAAAAGAGAGGGCGGTGCTTATGAGCAACACGCCCATTTTTTATGCAAGAAAGACGCAGAGAATGTCAGCAGATTAATAGATGGCAACAAATATCCTTATAATAAAAAGTACAAGTTAGCTATGCAAAGGATACTGACCGAGGAAGAGTTTAAGAAGCTTGATAAGAAGCAAAGATACTACAATGTGAATAATGGAATAAGGAAGTAAAAATATGGAACCTAAAAACGGATTTAAATTTAGTGATTATGATATATTGACTATTACAAGTAATGATAATGAGTTACTAGTTAGCATAGAAGAGGGGTCAGATAAAATTATTGTCAAAAATGGCATAAAAGTTTATCTAAGACCTAAAGACCAAAGCAAAGAAACAGAAGAATATAAATAATTTAAGGCGGTTTTCCAAAACCGTCTTTTTTCATGGGAAGATACCGAAGTGGAAAACGGGGCGGTCTGTAAAACCGCTGGCTTAGCCTTCGTGGGTTCGAATCCCACTCTTCCCACCACGGTCAAAGCAGACCTAAAATGCTGGAATGTTACTAGTCTAGAGTCATAGCGACGACTTAAAAAGCTTAGGAATAGGAGATTTTATGAAGACAGAAGAACTCAAAGAAATAGGACTAAATGATGAACAGATAGCGGCGGTTTTTAAGTTAAGAGGAAAAGAAGTTGAAGATTATAACCAACTTAAAAATGATTACGATACCTTAAAGACTGAAAATGAGAACTATAAGTCCCAAGTGGCAAGTGCAAATGAGCAAATAGAAGCCTTTAAAGATATGGATATTGATTCCATTAAGGCAAGTGCTGAGGAATACAAAAACAAGTATGAGCAAGCACAAATCAAAGCTAAGGAAGACATCGAAAGAATTAATCTAAATAATGCTATTGATTTAGGTTTGGTAAATGCTGGAAGTAGAAACTTAAAGGCGGCTAAGGCTTTACTTGATATTGATAGTTTAAAGGATTCTAAAAACTTAAATGATGATTTAAAGGCACAAATTGAGGGGCTAAAAGTGTCGGACTCATACCTATTTAAAATTGAGAAAGAACCAAAGCAAAAAGGCATAGGTAAGTCAGGCTCCATAGGTGATAAAGAACTTAAGGATATGACTTACGAAGAAATGCTTGAAGCTAATAAGAAATGTATTTTATAGGAGGTTATAATGCCTAAATTATTTGACAAAACATATTTCAATGCAGAAGTATTTGAAAAATACGTTGATACAATCGAAAGAGAAAGAACTAATGAACTATTAAATTCTACAGCTATTGTAGAAAGAGCTGACCTTAAAACTAGAATGGATGAGCAAGTAGGAGGCAATATTATTGTTACACCTATTGCTGGTATTCTTTCTGGACAAGCTGATAATTACGATGGATTAACTGATATCAAATCAGACTCAACTAATACTTTTTATCAAAAAAGAGTTGTTATCGGTAGGGCTCATAGCTGGACTGAAAAGGACTTTGTTTTTGATATAACAGGCGGTCACGATCCAATGAGAACTGTAGCTAATCAATTACTAGATTGGTGGGCAGATCTTAAGCAAGATTCACTACTTGCTATTCTTGAAGGTATCTTCTCTATGTCAAAGGCAGAAGACAAGAAGTTTGTAGACGGTCACACATACAAAGATGATGTATTTGGTCAAGTAACACTAAACAACGCCCTACAACAAGCCTTTGGAGCAAGGAAGAAGAACTTTGCGGCCGCAATTATGAACTCAGCTGTAGCAACTCAATTAGAAAACCTAAACTTAATCCAATACGCTAAATATACTGACGCAAGAGGAATTGAAAGACCTTTAGCACTAGCTAATCTAAACGGTAGACCAATCATTATTGATGATTCACTACCAGTAAGCAAAGAGGGAGAATATACAACTTATATCTTTGGTCAAGGTGCTTTTGAATATACAAAGGCTGGAGCTAAGGTGCCTTATGAAACCGATAGAAATCCTATGAAAAATGGTGGAGAAGATACCCTATACACTAGAGATAGGTTCTGCTATGCACCTAGAGGAATTTCTTTTACTGAGGCTTCTATGGCGTCTTTATCACCAACTGATGAGGAATTAAAGACGGGCGTAAACTGGGAAGTTGTAAAGAATGCGGACGGTACATTCCCACTTAATCAAATTCCAATAGCTAGAGTTATTACAAAATTAAAAGCTGAAAAACCAGCTAGTGAGGGTACAGCTAGCTCGCAAGTTTAGATAAAGAAAGGGGTTAATTTATGTTAACCTATAAAGAATTTAAAGAAAAAAGCCCTAATGTAGATATAGCGGAGGGGCTTTTTTTCTCCCTACAAAGGAGGATTAGAAGGCGTATAGATTGTTTGACCTTTGAAAGAATAAGCGATGGAGATAAACTTTTACAAAAAAGGATTGATGATGTTACTCAAGATATTATAAATACACTCTATTTTAACTCTAAAGAGCTTTTAAACAATATCGATGGTAATTCATCACAAAATATAAAATCGGAGTCTGTGGGTCAATATAAGGTCGAATATGAACAAGCGAATAGTTTATCCGTTAATGAAAAAGACAGATTCACCAAAAGCTTAATTGATGAAATGATAAGAGAGGCGTTTATCCATACTGGATTTATGTATAGGGGGATAAATGATAACTAATGCAAAAGTAACGATAATTAAGAAAAAAATAGTTAATCGAGAAAATAAATATATTGTATTAGGGACTTACCCTTGCCATTGGGAAGAAACTAGGGGGATAAACACCAATCGAACTGCTAGAAATAGGGACGATATAGACAAGATAACTTGCTTTATACCTAATGAGCTTTTAAGAGAAATAGATGTTGAGGACTTGATAATCAGAAATGACGAAGATAAAGAAATAGAACAGTTAAAAACAGCTAAAGATTATGAGAAAAAGTACAAGGCTAAGATTGTGACTGTTTCAGACGTTTTTGATTTTGGTTCTAAAGATATGCAGCATACAAGAATAGGGGCGAATTAATGATTTTTTTTGATAGGTTCGACTTTGATAAAGTTAAAGCCCTAAAAAAAAGAGACCTAGACACAGGCGGAGGAGTGCAAAAGTTTATCGATAGCGAATGTATAAGGAGAATGGATCCATATACTCCAAAAGATATAGGAACTTTAATAGGGGCGGCAACTAGTCAAACTAGCATAGGCTCAGGAAGGATAATACAACAAACGCCATACGCCAAGAGGTGGTATTATGAATCCGCTAATTTTCAAGGGGCACCTATGAGGGGGAACCGCTGGTTTGAGAGGATGAAGTCAAGCCATAAGGACTCAATCTTAAGAGGTGCTGCAAGTATAGCAGGAGCTAAGGCAAAATGAAGTCGATTATAGAAAGTATAAGGGAGTATTTTCTGGATTGTGATTTGTTAGATAGTGAGGCTAGGTTAAATGTAGATTTTTTAGGAGACCAACCTATAGAATATGGAATTTATACCGAGCCTATAACGCCACTAATTAAAAAATATGTAGATGGTGATGAGATGAAGCAATTTGGATTCATCTTTACTACAAGACATTATATGGACGGAGATACTGTTACACAATTAGAAAATAGTGCTTTCTTTGATAAATTAGTTAATTGGATTGAAGAAAGAAATTATAAGAAAATATTTCCTAAATTAGATGGGGATAGACACCCTTTAAAATTAGAAATAGTTACTAATGGATATATGTCTAGTTCTGAAACAGGTTCTGGACAATATCAAATACAAATGAGATTAATTTATATGGAGGTAAACAATGGCTGAAGCTAAAACATTACAAAATTTAAAAGAGTTTAAAGGTCTAGTTCTTAGAGCTGATGTAGTTTCTTTTATGGAGGTAGAGGGAAAATACTACAGAATGAAGGGCTTTACCGACCTACCAACTTCTAAAGAAACTGAAGAATATTCAAGGAAGTATGTAGATGAGAAATCAGAAAGAACTGCCGTTACTGGTATGACCTCAACTACTGATTTTACACTTGATAGATACAAGGGAAATCCAGTCCACGAAAGAATACAAGAAGTATTCGATAAAGAACAATTAGCGGATGACGCTACAGTTAATATAGTGGTAGTTGATTTTGCTAAAGAAATTGAAGGGCAAGCTGGAAAATATTATGCCATAAAGAGAAATCATACAATTGTTCCGGATTCTGCTGGAGACGGTACAGACGCTTATCAATATTCAGGAAGTTTTAAAGCTAACGGAGCACCAGTTGAAGGGTATGCAGAGTTAGGAGATGGCGATTCTGAATGGTTAACAATTAAATTTACAGAAGGTACTACAAATAAAGCGTCAGAAGGAACATCAGGAAGAACTGCTTAGATTAGAATAATGGGGAGCTTAAGGCTCCCTTTTTTATTTAGATTAATTTAAAAATAAAGGAGAATTTCATGGCATTTAAAAGACAAAAAAGACAATTAATTAAGTTTGAATTTGAATATCAAGACGTTAATGACGATACACAAGCATTAAATTATGAAATTGAACATGATACAGACTTAGCTAAAAAACTTACAGCTATTGGCGAATTAGACTTTGAAAAAATGTCTTCAAGCGAAGCTAAAGAAGCCTTAAGAAAGGCTTATGATACCATTTTAGGATTTGGAGCGATGGATGATATTCAAGAAAAAGTATTTGGAGGAGATGAACTTTTACTTACTGACTATTTAGCAATCGGTAATTATTTAGTTAGTGAAGTAGATAAAGCTAATAAAGAATTAGAAAAACTTACAAACACCCTTAAATTTAGGGAAAAAGGACCAGCACTTGATGCGATTATAGTTGATGAGAAGTGAATAACTTTATAAAAGGACTACCAAAAACTATTAATGTTAATGGCGAAGAAGTTGCTATTAATACGGATTTTAAGGTCTGGATTAGATATGAAGAAATAATGCTTGATGAAGATAAAGAAGCAGAAAAACAAATTATGGAGGTCTTAGATACTTGCTTAGTAGATGAGTTTACTATGACAAGACTAGACGATTTAGAAAGATTATTTGACGAATTGATGTGCTTCTATGGATTAGGTAAAAAAATAAAAAGCGAAAAAGAGGCGGAAGAAGATAAGGAAAAAGAATCGGATTTTAGCGAAAAAAATAAGATTTACTCTTATGAATATGATTGGTCTTATATCTATGCTGCCTTTATGGAGTGTTATAATATTAACCTTTTTACCGTTAATCTTCATTGGTGGGAATTTAAAGCTCTTTTTAATAGTTTAAATGATAAGTGTCTTTTCTCAAAAATAATGTCTTTTAGGTCAATGGAAATTACATCTAAAATGAGCAAAGAAGAAAAGAAATATTATGGAGAAATGAAAAAAATATATGCTTTGCCAGATGAGAGGACGGAGGAAGAGAAAGAAAAAGCCTTTGCTAGGTCTATGATGGCAAGCATGCAAATATAAGAAAGTGGGGTGGATTATGGCAAGTGATGGTAAATTGCTATTTGATACCAAGTTGGACACCTCAGGATTTAAAAGCGGGCTTACTTCTCTATCAGCAATGGCAAGTGCAGCTGGTAAGAGTATAGAAGGCGTTACAAGTAGGGCGATAGATGGAATTAAGACAGGATTTAAAGTAGCAGGATTGGCGGTTGGTGCCTTTGGTGCTTATTCTGTAAAAGCTGGTACTGATTTTGACGCAGCTATGAGCGAAGTCGAAGCAATTTCTGGAGCTAGAGGAAAAGACCTACAAGCCTTAAGAGATAAAGCTAAAGAAATGGGAGCGACTACCAAGTTTTCCGCTACTCAATCGGCAGAAGCCCTTAAATACATGGGTATGGCTGGTTGGAAAAGTCAAGAAATGCTTGATGGTTTACCTGGAGTTATGAACCTTGCAGCGGCTTCTGGAGAAGATTTAGGGCGTACTTCTGATATAGTTACTGACGCTTTAACCGCTTTTGGTCTGAGTGCTAAAGACACAAACGAATTTGTCGATGTATTAGCAGCAACCTCAACTAATTCTAATACTAATGTATCTATGTTAGGTGAGTCCTTTAAGTATGTAGCCCCTGTAGCTGGAGCTTTAGGATATAAGGTGCAAGATGTATCCGTTGCTTTAGGATTGATGGCTAATCAAGGCATTAAGGGGAGTCAAGCTGGTACTTCTTTAAAAACGTCTCTAGCAAGATTGGCGAGCCCTACAGGCAAAGTTAAGTCGGAAATGCAGGCTTTAGGTATATCAATAACCGACTCTAGCGGACAGATGAAGCCTTTTAGTCAATTAATGGTCGAGATGAGGGAGTCTTTCAAGGGATTAAGCGAGTCTCAAAAAGTACAAGCTGCCTCTACATTATTTGGTAAAGAAGCGATGGCTGGTATGCTTGCAATCTTAAATGCGAGCGATGAAGATTTTAATAAACTGACTAACTCTATTAATAATTCAGCAGGAGCGGCTGAAAACATGGCTAAGACCATGAACGATAATTTAAAAGGAGATATTACAATCCTTATATCTGCTCTTGAAGGATTAGGCATAGCTTTATTTGAGAATGTAGATACACCTTTTAGAGAGGTCGTACAATCAGTTACTAAACAAGTAGATAGGCTTAATAAAGTGGTATCGACAGATATAAGTCAACTGCCAAAAGTTCTAGGAGATATGATAGCAGAAGGAGCGGTAGCGATAGCTAGTAAGGCTCCTAAGTTTATTGAAGCAGGAAAAACTATAATCTTAAGTTTTTTAGATGGACTGCAAAATAATTCGAGCAAATTAGCAAGCAGTGCAGCTAAGATAATTACAAGCCTTGTTTCGGCTTTTATGGAAATAGGGGCTAAATTATTTGATGTAGGCGGAGATATTTTAGTTAAACTTACAGAAGGACTTACAGCAAACGCTCATATCTTAGTGCCTAAAGCTATTCAGATTATAGGAAAACTTGCTGAAAGCTTTAATAGAAATGCGATAAGGCTTTTAAAAGTAGGTCTTGATTTACTTAAAGCTATAGCAAGAGGAATCGCTGAAAATCCAGATGTAATTATAAAAGCGGTGCCTCAAATATTGATGGCTTTATCTATAGCCTTTGCAGCCTTTAAAGGTCCAGAAGTAGCTAAAAAAATGATGTCGTCTTTAGCTAAAGGTTTATTAGGTGAAAAGCTAGCCGTTAGCAAGTCGGCTGATGGCGTGATTAGCAGTTTGATACAATCTTTTAATGATAAGGGCTTAAAATTAAATGCTGCAGGTGGAAAGCTTGTAGATGATATTGCTAAAGGTATTGCTAGCAAGGCGTCAAATTTAAAAGCGGCTGGATCTAAAATGATTGGTCCTTTAATTGAAGGCGTAAAAACAGGTTCTGGAAGGCTTTCTATCATTGGCGGTAACGTTGTAACAGCTTTATCTAGTGGGATAAATAAAGTTGGAGGAGGAAAACTTGCTGCAATCGGTAAGGGATTAATGACAACTTTAGGCGGAGGAATTTCTAAAGGATTTACCCTTATATCTGGATTAGCAGCTAAGATAATACCTTTAATTGCAGGAATCTTATCTAATCCTATTGGACTAGTAGCGGTTGGAGCGATATTAGTTGCTTTTTTGATAAAAGGCTTTAATCTAGAATTACCTAAGATTGCAAATTCTGCAGGTAAAATTGTAGGGTCTATAGCAAGCAAGATAAAGCAAGGAGCGAGTGCTCTTGTAAACATTGGAAAGTCATTAGTAAATAAAATAGGAGATGGAATTAATGCAGTTAAAGGTTTCTTCGCAGAGGTACACTCTAAAGGATTAATCTCTGTCCTAGGTAGTAAATTAAAAGCTGGTATTGGAAAACTAAAAGATATAGGAAAATCCTTTATAGATGGTATCAAACAAGGCTGGGATGAAAACGAAAATAAGGTAGCTGATAAAGCAAAAGAGCTGCCTGATAAAGTGAACAGTTCTGTTGATGGGTCTGAAACTAAGCCTACTGGAGAAAACATGGTCCAAGGTGTTGTTGATGGTCTAAAAGACGGAACTACAGATATATCGACAGCCTATAAAGACCTAATCCAAGGCGGTGTATCAGATTCGGACGCTAGGGCTATTATAAGGCAAGAAGGAAAGGCAAGCATAGAAGAATACGCTCAAGCTATATACGAAGGCTCTGGAAGTGTTAGGAGTGCATATACAGCTATAAGGACATCTGGACTTGATACCATGGCGGCGGCAGAAAAATTTTTTGAGATTGCTGGTCTAAATATCGATGGATATGTAAATGGCACTAAAGAAGGCGGACAGACCTATAGAGAAATGTTAAAACAACTTATGGAAGATGGCTATACCGAGATAGAAGCGGTAGAAAAGTTGACTGAAATAGGCAGAAAGAACATGGAAGGGCTTAAAGTCGGTACAGAAGAAGGCAAAGAAAGCGTTGTAAATGAATTTAAGACCATGATTGATATGGGATTAAACGAATTAGAAGCCTTTGATGAAATGTACTCCAAAGGTCAAATAAATGTCGATGCTTTCGGTCAAGGTTCGCAATCGGCTAGTGAAGCGGCTTTAGGAGTATATAGACAGCTCATAGACGCTGGTCTAACATCTTTACAAGCTGTAGAAGCGATGAATCAAGTTGGACTCTTGAACATGGAAGGCTTTGGAGCAGGAACTAATGCAGGAAAAGCAACAGCGGAGCAAGCTTATATAGCTCTTAGAAATATGGGCTTAAATGAAGCTAATATCGCTGAAGCTTTGAGGATAACAGGACTTAATAACGCTACTGCTTATGGTGAAGGCGTTTCTAGTGGTGAAATGAATGTTTCTTCCGCTTATCAAAATACCTTTGCTAATCCTCTTGAAGCTAGGTCTTCTTTACTCTTTAATGACGCTCAACAATCGGGATTAAATACTGGAACGAATTTTGCTGAAGGTATAGGACGCTCTACTATGGACGTTACTACAAGGTCTCAAATGCTGGGGCAAAGTGCGACTGAAAAACTAAATGCAAGTAGTCAAGAAGCACAAGCTAAAGGTACTGAATTAGGAAATAAATTTGCAAGCGGTATTGACTCATCTAAACCTAGTGTAGAAGCATCTACAGAAGCAGTAGGGAAAGGAGCGGTAAGTTCTTTAGATAGTAAGGTATCAAGATTTGAGAGTGCAGGACGTACATCTATAAATGGCTATAGCTCTGCTATAAGTTCAGGAGCAAGTAAGGTTGTGTCTGATGTTAATTCCATGGGAAATCAAATCCAATCAGCTCTAAATGCAACGTCAAGTCGTGCGAGTGCGAGTGCTAATACGATGATGAATAGCATAACGTCAAGCGTTAGTAGCGGAGCTAATAGGGTACAAAGTGCTTTTAGCGGATTGCAATCTAGAATAAACTCAACCTTTAGTAGCCTAAGTTCTAATGTATCAAATCAATCTAGGTCTATGATGAATAACTTTACTACTACCGTTACAAATGGAGCTAATAAGGTCAAAAATCAATTTAACAGCATGAGTAATAATATAAACTCAAAGATGAGAAGTACTGCAAATCAAGTAAGGTCTAATGCTACATCTATGATGAATGGGCTTGTAAATGCTATAAATAGCGGAGCAAATAGGGCTAAGTCGAATATATCGTCAATGTGTACTAGCATGGTAAGCACTATCAATGGATATAGGGGTTCTTTTTCATCTGCTGGATATAATTTAATGTCTGGATTAGCTGGAGGAATTTACGGCGGAAGGTCTGGAGTAATATCGGCAGCAATATCAGTTATGCAATCGGCAGTATGGGCGGCTAAAAGAGCGGCTGCTATCCATTCACCATCAAGAGTAATGAGGGACGAAGTCGGAAGAATGCTCACTAAAGGTCTAGGTATTGGTATTGAAGATGAAGAAGGTTTTGTAGTAAATAAAATCAAAAAAACTATGGAAGCTATAAGAAATAAAGCTAAGAATGCAGTTTTATTTGATAATAAACAGTTAGGAGCTAATTTAGCTTATAGTTTTGCTGGTGGAGCGATACAAAATAAACAACAAATCGATGTTAAAGTTACTAATGGAGATGTTACAAGTGTAATTAATCTTGATTCACGAGAAATAGGAAGAGCAGTTACACCTATAGTGAGTCAAGAAATAAGCAAAGAAAAGAGGCGTAGAGGGTGATAGCTTTTAATTTAATTAAAGATTTAAGACCATATAACGCTCATGTTTTAGCTTATCCTGAAATCGGGAATACCGAAGTCGTAAGAGATGAGTTTAAGACTGATAGTGGTCTGGTTTTTTATAGTAAAAAGAGGACAGCTTTCGCCCCTGTCTCTTTTACTATAGAGTTTAAAGGAACTAAAGAAGAAATAAGGAAAAATAGAAATAAAGTATCAAGTATTTTGGAATATGCAAAAATAACCTTTGATAACGAAACATTTTATCAAGGACGATTTTTAGAAGAAGGAATTGAAACAAGATACTTTTATCAAAATATCAGCTATAAAGGCGAAGCAATAGCGATGTTAAATACTCAGATAAACGAAATCCCTATAGGTGAAACTGTGAGGATTTACAATAACGGTAATCTTCCGACGCCTTGCAGGATAAGGCTGGAGGGGAAAACTCCTTATAAAGTTACAATCAAGGGATTTGACGATGATATAAGTGTTCGTGGAGTAGATGGTAGTGCAATTATAGACTCAGAAAAGGGATTATATACATCAAATATCGGAGACCAATTTAATATAATAAGCTTTCCGTATATCACAGACTATGTAGATATTAAGGTGGAGGGTAAAGAAGGCTTTAGATGTTTTTTAGAGTTTGAGGGGAGGGTTTTATGTTAGTTTATAAGAATGATGTAGATGAACAATTCGTTTTTTCCTACTACAGAAACTTATATTTTGACGAAGCAATCAACGAACTAACAAGCTTGACCTTTGAAATCCCTAAAGAATATAGGCACCTTTTTGAAGTAGAAAGCCAAGTAATCGAAGATGGACAGCTATATGACATAAAGAATATAGAGCCTTTTTATGGCGGTTATAAGGTGGAATCTAGGCAAGCAGTCTACACTTTACAAGCCCAATTTAATAAGAGCTTAAACTTTCCATATCAAACTTTCGAAAATATTTTAAAAGGAATTTTGCCACAGTGTTGGTCTTATAAGATTGTCGGAAACCTCAAAGAGAGGAGGACAATCACAGCAGACCATAAAGATAGTTGGCAGGTCTTTAATGAAGCTATAAAGAAGTTTAACTATGAGTACAAAATCAATTCAAGCAAGCAAGAAATTATAGTAGGAAAAGAATTAGGCACCGACAGAGGGGCTTATTTTATGGACGATTTTAATATCGACGATAAAGATATAACTGAAGAATCATTTGAGTTTGCAACCAGGATTATCCCTGAAGGCATGAATGGCCTTAAAATCAATCAGATAAACAATGGCAAAGATTATCTAGAAGACAAATCCTATTCGTGGAAGACTATAACCTATCACTGGAAAGATGAAAGATATACCAATATCGAAAATCTTAAAGAAGCAGCAGCTGAAAAGCTTAAAGCCTTGTCTAGACCAAGAATGACTATTAATCTTAAGGTTAAAGATTTATCGGATGCTGTAGGAGTTTATGCTCAAAAATACGAGGTCGGCGACTTTGTCTATCTGATAGATAAAGATAGGAAGACCAAAGAAAGATTTAGGATAACTTCTGGAAGATTTTATCCATCTAAACCCTTTGAAAATGAAATCAGTCTTACAAACAGACCAGTCGATATAGTTGATGATGTCAATCAAACTATCGAGCTTACTAAAGAAATGTGGGAAGAGACCAGGGTAAGATTTGAAACCACAGACGAAGCTATAAAAAGCTCTGTATCTACCGCTAAAAGATACACTGATGATAGCTTCAAGACTTACAAGACTGAAAGAGAGCAAACCGATAGCAGGATATATGAGTCAATAACAGAGTCAACAACATATGTAGATCCTAAAACGGGACAGACTAAGCCAATTATAGATAAGCAATTAGAAATTGTTAAAACCATTGACAGTATAAATATTTCGCTAAAAGACCAACTTACAGCTAATAAAGATTTTGCTGATAGGCTAGAAGGAATTAAGGCAAATATAAGCGAAAATAATATAAATATCAACTCTAAAATCGATAAAGACTTAGCCAAGGTTAAGAAAGAGTTAGGGGATAGCATAGACTATACTAAGGTCGATTTTAAGAAAAGGCACGACCTCCTAGCCCTAGAGCTTGAAAGTGCAAGTAAGAGCATAAGTGAAGCTAAAGGGGAACTAGGGGAATTATCCAATAAGTTTGATGATTTTAATACAACAGCTGAAAATAAATATCAAATTATCGACAAAGAGATACTAGGTATTAAAAGCAACTTTAAAGTCGCTAGAGAAGCAATTACAGCGGAAATCACTAGTGCAAGCAAGACCCAGGAACAAGCGATTAATCAGATGGGGAAGGATACAGAGTCTAGCATAAAAACTTATCTAAATGCTAACTACTCCACCAAAACCCAGACAGACGAGAAAATAAGTCAAGAAGTAGGAAGCCTAAAGACCTTAGTAAATGCAGATATAGGAGACCTATCTAAGGAGATAACAGAAGCTAAGTCCAAGATAGAGCAGACGAAAAACTCCATAACAGCTAAGGTTAGCACATTTGAAACAGACATAAATAATGTTCAAAGAAATGTTAGGAGTTTATCTTCAGAACTGCAAATAACAAAGGATGGTCTTGCGAGCAGAGTGTTAAGAAATGATATTATATCTGAAATCAACCAGTCACCAGAACAAATCAAGATTAGAGCTAGTAAGATTGACCTAACAGGTAATGTTAGTGTTAGGGGAGATTTTACCACTTATGATAGCTCGGATAATGTTGGTATCGAATTAAAATATAATGACGTAAAATGGAGGGATAATCGTTGGGAAAATAAGACTTTTGGCGTTATAAATGTATCTGAAAAAAGATTTAAGAGTAATGAATATAGTTTTATGATAGGACATTATCCTACATCTCAACTTGACATTTCTTACTATGATAATAACTATGGCTCATATTTTCCATATATCACCTTTGATAGGTGGAATTATACAGGAGATGGAGGAACTGACCACCCGATAATATTTAATGAGGGCGTCTATATGCCACGTTTTCACAAATTATTTTTAGGTGATATCGTCTTCGAAACAAATTTTGAAGGGGAATTAAAAATCCACCATAAAAGCAGGAATGCTGGAGTTAAAATAGATTCAAGTGCTATTTATGCTTACTATGCTTCTGCAGGTCGAGATGTAAATAAGGAGATAGCAAGGTTTTAGGAGGAATAATGGACCCATTAATACAGATATACATTGATAGGTTAGCACAGAGTGATTATTCTAGTGCACTACAGAAATTAGAAATAGCGAAATTACAAAAAGAAAATGAGGAACTAAAAAAAGAACTTACTGAAATTAAGGAATGCCAGAAAGAAGGTGATTAGATGGATACTACCAACTTAAGGCAAATTGAAGGCGGTACTGTCATCAAGCAGGCGGATAGGTCGTCAGTCTTATCTTTTATCCTCCAAGACGCCAAGGGCAGGGAGGTAAAGCTTGATGGGCAGGTGGCACAGGTAGCCTTATATACAAATCAAGGTAAATATTGGGAGACAACCACCAAGGTAAAAGGTGCGGAAGTCTCTTTTTCTTTGCCTGGTAATCTTGCAGTAGATGACTACTTACTTGATATAAGCGTGGCAGGATACGTCTTTCCGAGCGATCGAGATTTAATTATTAGAGTTACCCAAGGCTTTAAGGATTTGCCAGACAAGGAGACAGCAGAGCGAGCAAAAAGAACCCTGGAGGAAATCACAGCCGACGTCCAAAAGCAAGCTGACGAAAAGCTCAATCAAACTATAACAGTAATCACGAAGAAAAAGGACACTTTCACCTCTTATGTCGATACCAAGACTAGAGAAGTATCAAGTACAGGGGATAAATATTTAAAGGATATAGAAGCCACTACAAGTCAAGCTAAGACTGATATAAGGCAAGTAGGAAAGGTGGAAGGAGACAAGCTCACATCAGCTAGCACCCAAGCCATAAGCCTTATAGGGGAGAAGAAAGACCAAGCCCTAAAGGAGATAGACTCAAAGTCAAAGGCTTTAAGTGATACTATCAAGGCAGATATGACAGAGCTTTTAAAAGACTATGTAGAGAAAGAGCCTGGTAAAACCTTGACGGATAATAATTTTAGTGGAGAGTATAAGGCTAAACTTGATAATCTAGATAAGGATTTAGATAAAAAGCTAGAGCCTAAAGCGGATAAGACCAAGGTAGATGAGGACTTCCAAAAGCTTAAAGACCTTATCTTTGATAGCGAGGTTAAGTATCAAGATGATATGGTCTACACTCTAGATCCATATATAGAAGATGGGCAGGTTAAGTTTAAGCCTAAGGAAATAGGTAAATTAGTAGCTAATGACTTCTTGAAGGTCAATGTCGATAGCGACAAGTACAAATTTAGGATAAAATCAACCAGTCAAGGAGTTATCCTTTTTTACTCAATGACTGATGAAGCTTTAAGATATGCTATCCATGTATACCCACAGATAAAGGATTATGAAATTGACTTTGGCAAGAAGGTTACAGGAGAGATGATTTTCACTTCTGTTACTATGCCAGAGGATAAAGTATCTATTGTTAGAAAGGAGGTTGCAGTATGAAAATTAACCCTAATTTAACACGTTTTTCGGAATTTAAAAAAGGGACTATTAATATATATCAAGATAGCCTGGATGTTGCTTTTTTAGATGATAATGTTTTAAAAATAAAAAAGAGAAAAGAAGCTGAAATGGGACTTATATATATGCCGTTGTTTAATAACATTGAAGAAAATAAAATTATAGCTTTCTCTGGGAAACTAAATTTAATAAAAGGTAGAGAAATTGAAGTTCACTTTAATGGCTTTAGTGGGAGGACATTGCATGTTTCTGAAAATGGCCTAAATAAAATAGAGGCTATTGGACGAAAAGATGAAGCTTATAACCAAGTGCAGTTAAGAGTATATCATAATTATGAAGTTATTTTTAGATTTACAGAAATAAAGTTAGAGAAAGACAAAGTAACTCCGTATATCCCAAATGAAAACACTTTAGAAACGGCTAAACGTCAATAT